ATCCGCCCCGAACCTGAATGATTATGTCCTGTGGCTACATATACATTTGCAATTTGCCCTGACACGGGCATATAAGCGTCTTCTTTTGTATTAGTTACAGTCTGGCTATTCATAGTTCTAGCTGCAGGTGCTGTAGCTTCTCTCTTATAATAAACACCATCGAATCTAGAAGCGCTATACTCTTCTCCGAGTTGAGTAACCCTAGAGTTATAGAATTGTATCCTAACTCCGTTGGGGATAGTTATATTATTATTTAGTGTTAATGTGACATTCCCAGATGGTGGCCCCGCAGTCTTCTGGCATCCTGTTACATGTGTCCCTGGTGGTACATTTACCAAGCTAGCATCTACTGCAGGGGGAAACACAAATTTACCAATGTAATCTTCAGCTGACTCAGAACCATCAAAAGTAAGAAAGCTACCTGGGCCACCGCCCCTTGGGTTCATGTTAAGTAAGCGTCTTACATTATTAATAATCAGTGTTTGACTCGCACTAACAGCCCCGATTACTTCAGCTGTGGCCCATTCTCCGTACGCACCATACTCATCATTATTATCAGATACGTTAGCTAGATACACTAACGAACCTTCTTGTATAGCTATATCATGACCTTCAGCATTTCCGTACTTGTCAGCAATATCGGTTGACATTGCATAACCACCGCTAGCATTTACACTAGTAGAAGCGTTTAGATATCTGGCAAATGTAGTCCCACGCATGTGTGATAAATCATAGTGCCCTCGCACAGGAATACTTAAAAACCCCGTACTAGTGTTGTTATCGTCAGATATATCGGCTGGGTTAAGGGCTGTGTAAGTAGCATTTGTGCCATCGGATTTTATTGCGAATTTAATATCCCGATCACGCCCTCCCACGCTGGATGGTAAACCTCCTGTAGTAACTACACCGTTAGGCCCTATGTACTTTGTAGCAGTAAACGAGGGTGTAGTAGATCTAAATTCAAATCTATCAGGCTGTGTAGGAACATCGGGTAGTACGTTTTCTAGATCAAACAAATCGTTGACAGCGTTAGCTGTAGTTCGTAACTCTACAGAATCTCCAGCTGAAAATGTATTATTGAGGTTTCTAGCAGACCCATTTGCTTGCTTAACAGTAAGCGTATCCGCAATCCTATCAGTAACCCGCATAATTTCTGTGTTAGTACTAAGCGCTGAAGAAGTAACTGTGATATAAAAATATTCACCATTTGTTACAGTGGGGAACTTTGACCCCTCACCACCTAACAAAGATAAAGTACCTTGGTTAGCAGAAACACCTCCTGCTAAGGTGCCTTTACTATTATTAGATACTTTTACTTCAGAGTAGCTTGCCATTTACGACACCGTTACTGTCCATGTAATTGCTAATGTATCGTTAGCACCTTTGTTAATCACACTAAATACTGTGCGGCACAACATAGTACCACCGCTAGATGCGTTGAGGATAGCCGCCTCTGTTAAAGCGCCAGTGCCTTGCCCGTTACCAAATGTAGCTGAATAAGTCACATCACCACCTGATACTGCTGTGCTCGTAAGCGCCTGTCTATTAGCCTCTGTAACCAAGGCTGTTTGCGCTACATCAGCTGCTGTAGTACCAGTACCCACTGCCATATGACTCATAGCAGTAGCAGTAGCATCTTTCATACGTGACGCTATATAACCCTTACCCGTGGTTACGACTAGGTTATCAAAATCGTGTTCTTCTTTTACAAGCCCCAACTGGTCGATAAGTACTATGCTTAACCGCCCTTTAACTGTAATTTCATCTTGTAGCATGTATACCTCCGTCAGGTGCTAAAGAGTTGCAACGCGAACTCTTTGTTCAAAGGAGGCGTTTCGCTGATTAGCCCCGCTGAATTAAATAACCCGCCGTCCCCCTCAAAGAATGCACCTATCTCATACGTGTTGTCAGATGCACTAATTGAATCTACCACGGGCTTACTGCTTTGTAAAACTATATTTTGAGAAATTGACACACTGTCTGACGGTGTTAAAGTAGGTAAAATCCTTGTGTAATCAAATACATCAGTCATACTAACTGAGTCGGTAGCCATTGTAGCTGACACACTGAAAGTTAGGTCATCAGCTATATTAGCTGTGTCTTGTGGGTTAATACCGACATTAAACAACTGCGCATCAGATAAACCAAAAGAATCGGCTAGTGGCCTGCTCACAGTAATAAACGGGGTGTCAGCTATACTAGCTGTGTCAACTAGACTAGCGCTTGCGTCAAACGTTAGTACTTCGTTAATAGTCACAGTGTCAATATACAATGGCTCTATAGAAAATAGTGGGGTACTATCCGCTACAGAGAAATTGACTGCTGGAATAAAAGTTACAGGTATAGATTTAGTAGTAAGGAATATCTCGTGGTTTAGTGTATTAAACGAAGCTCTATATATCACCTCAGTTATTATAGGTGACGCGGATATAAATACTTCGCCGTCTTGTGGTTCTGCTCTAAGTACTATCCCAGGATTATCATACTCAGCTTTAGCCGTACTAGCCGATACGCCCAGAGCCAACGCACCTTTAGCAGCGGCTTCTACGCGTATGCGAGCCATTAGAAGCTATCCCGCACTCTAAACTTCATAAGATCGTAGACTGTCTGTATAGCCCCGTTAAAATCTATATTGACTTCGCCCTCATACATTCCAGGGTTTACGTTAAGTACACCCCCAGAAAAATCAAACTGTACTTGCCCTGTAGCACCGCCGCCAACTTTGCTAGTGCTTATAGTAGAAAGCACAGTAGTAGTGTTAGCAGCCCTAAATTTTATTGTAACTGTAGTAGTACCTGAACTAAGATCTATTGCAGATCCAGTAGTATCATCAGTTAGTGTAGCTACAATGTCAGGTTTAGAATTACCTTTTACTAATCTAATTACATCTGCCATAAATCACCTCACCCAAAAGCCACTGGTTTAACACGTAGCGAGTTTCTAGCAGCACCAAGGTTAGCCCTAGCTCTACGTTCTGCTGTCTTGTGTAAAAATTGTTTAGCATGATACGCTGCTAGTTCTCTATCTGACCAAGTTCTCTCAGGTAAAATCAATAAATTCTGAAGCGCCCCGTGCATTATAATATTTTCTAGTTCATCAAAAGCTGTAGTGTCCATCTCTACAGATGTACGCAACGGTTTGACTGCGATTATCATACGTATCTCGTAAGTCTTTGCAGCATCTGGAGTAGGCCCGACAATAAATGTATCAGCGTCAAGCTGTGATATATGTGTAGGAACGCCATAATCAGCTGGAGCAGAGTCAGGCCATTTGGGGAATCTATCCTGGAACTCTTCCAGAGATAAAGTTCTCATACGTGCGCCATCGACAGTAGCACTAAGAAACGCATGAACCTCAGTGTTAGTAGGGGGGTCATAGGGATAATCATACACCCCGTTTGTTAGTGGTATCTTATTCTGAATATGTCTATACGCTAAAGTTTTTTCACATGCATCTATAGCAGAGTCTCGTACATACTGCTCTATTACAGGCTGTGGACAACCTGGGACACTTGGAGATAGCCTTGTCACTAAACTGTCGAATCTTGTTGGCATTAGACAACCTCCTCTTCAGATATTCCACCACCTTCTGTATCAGTAATCTGCCTTGTCTGCGATGATATACCAAGTGCTTGTGAGAAAGACTGTTGGAAAAGTGCAGCTCGATTTGAGTTAACATGCTCATTGTCTATAGACTCAGCTAAGAATACTGTACCATCAATTATAGCAGGAAAATAAGCATCTGGTAAGAGGGCTACAGTAGCAGTACCTAGATAATCTGGAGGAGTCTGCGCGTACTCAATTTCAATCTGGTGACTAGTTGGAGCTTTAGGGTATATAAAAAATTTATTTGGATTACGAATATTTCTAATCCAGTTTATGGTATTAGCCGCATTGTCTGTCATCCATGCGGGGTATGCTTGATCTAAAACTTCACGGGTGGTTTCTATAATACCATTCCCGTTAGTATTGTAATAGACCTCCATAAGTCTTATAGAATCAGAAGGAGCTGATTGTACTACTGTACCGTCAGCACAAGTAAGAGTTGTCTGCAGCGCAAATAAATCAGGTCTGAATATAGCCGCACGTTTCAGCGTTTGATTTGCAAATTTAAGAAGCATAGCGTCTGTATAGCGATATGCGTTTGAATCTGAATCCTGAATTATATTACGAACTTCTGCTACAACATCATTTAGAATCATCTACCCATGCCTCATTCTCGGGCGTATCAGGGTCATCAGCTATGAAATGGCCTTTATCATCTCTAGCCCTACTTAATCCCCTAGTAGCCTCATCCTCTAACTCTGCAGATACTTTTGGTGTGTCATCTACAACTTCAGTTTCCAAGTTTACTTTTGCTTTACGCCCTTTTTGTTTCTTTGGCATAAATTTTTCTGGGAATGCTTCTTCCTCAGTTACTTCTTTACACATAGGATTATCGGCAAGAATTTCATTCCACCCGTAGATCTCACCATCCTTTATATTTTTTAGCCATCTTCCAGCCATTCTGTCCTCCTAACTTTTCGCTTTATGATACGCAGCGTCATGTTTTTTTCTAAGCTTTCTGGCCTTGTTACCCATATAGCCCGTTGCACCAGCGCCAAGCGCACCCGTTCCATACATCAAAGCTTCACCAATCTGCCCAGCGTGTGGGGCAATCTGAATAATTACATCCATAGCTGATGCTGTCTGTATATTCTTCTTGGGGGCTTTGCTAGTATGTTTAACCCCTTTAACTTTTGCACCAGGTTCGTAAGCCATTTTATACTCCTATGTAACCGCTTTAACACGCTTTGAGCTTTTCTTCTGCGCAAGACGACTACGCTTTTCTGAAGCTGAAATCTCTGACGCAGTTTTAGGCGTCTTAGATGACACCCGCTTAGATGGGCGACAATAAGGATAAGCTCGGCTCTCTCCCTTTCGTCTACCACAAGGTTTGCCCGTACGAACGTCAACCCACTTCTCTTTAAACCACCTCTTTAGTTTTGCACCTTCTGCTGTTTTTCTGACCGCCATCTTACTTCTTCTTTCTGGTAGTCTTCTTAACTTTAGAATTACCCCAGTTAGATGCTCCAACTTTTCTGCACTTAGCCAAAGCCCCTGAAGCATAGGCACTTGGCCAAACTTTGTAGCGGCTTTTCACCTTATGATAACAAGCATCTTTTTTACTCATAACATCACCATTTCTTACAAGACCAGTATCTAGCTGTCATCTTAGACGGTGGCCTGCTATCACAACCATGCCTAGCGCGAAAATTCTTTCTGCGTCCTGGCTGGTTCTTTTTAATTTTCATGTTGGCATCGCCAAATCTAATGACTTTTTCTTTGCCATTCTGGCATGCTTTAACAACAAATTTCTTACCACCCGAAACCTGACGCTTGGGCTTGTTACAAGCCATCTTAGATTTATCAATCTTTGCCATAGCTTACCTCAAGTAAGAGGGGGGCATCGCAGTGCGAAACCTGACCCGCCCCCCAATCGTTTATGCACAATCAGCAATGATTGCCCACACTTTGATTTTAGCTGCAGTCGGGTTAGCACCTGAAGCACCGATTGTAATATCAATCGTGTCCGCAGCTGCGTAGTATTTACCCGCATTGTTAGCGATCAGTAGCGCACCGTTGGAAGCTGTGCCCCCTAGTACGTTAGCATTACCGCTAGCAACATAACCGTCAGGATCTGCGCCATCTCCAATATGGAAAGTTGACGCTGCACCTTGAGCAGTCTGAGTAACCGCACCACATGCCATGACATATGAATCCGCTGGAACTGAAATCACTTCAATAATGTCGCCAGCAGCAAGCGCCGTAGCACCTGCTGTAGTACGAGCTGTAGTGATTTTAGCGAAATCAAGAGTCACTTCTTCCATAGTCAATCGGGTAAGACCTTTAGCCGAATGACCTGCACTGCCTTTGTTAAAGCCGTGTGAGTCTGTATATGTAGCCATATCTGATTTCCTCCTACTACAGGGTAACAATCATTGTGGCAAGAGCTTCAGGCTTAACGACTTTATAGCCGTAAACTTGAAGACCACGAATGATATTACCAAAGGTTGTTTCAGAACGAATAGTTTCCATATTTGTCATCTGTGATGCAAATGTGAAGCCCATCTTATGTCCACCGATAACGCTGAACTCAGAACCGTTCTTGTAAAGATTGTGGCTTACAAACACTGTAAACCGATCAATCATACCTAAACGTCCATTACGGAGAGGTGTATTACCATCGCCAGTGATAGACGCATCTTTGAGGTCAGATTGCTTAATTAAGCCAGCCATCTTAGCAGGAATCACTAGAAAGCGATCACCTTCAGGAGCGTTAGCTTCGTCAAGCACAGTACCCATATCAATAATCTTACTAATAACATTAGAAGACGTAATTGCTTCTGGAGTACCAGCTACACCAAGATCAATATCACCAGAAATTCGTCCAGCTGTTTGACCTTTGTTGTCTGCAGACACATCAGGAAGAAGATCAGTTAAGACACGCTGGTCAATCTTAATCTTCATGCGCTCTGAAGCGTCTTTTGACCACTGATCCATCATGTTGATGTCAGCTTGTACTTCGTCTACATCGTCTTCGATACATGCAAAGTACTCACCTTTGTCGATCATCAGCTGCAACTTAGGCTTATCTGGCTGCTCGACATTAAGTGTCTGACCTTTAACATAGGTCTGGATAGTGATTTCAGGAGTAGTACGGATATTAACCGTATCACCCATGCTACGAATCTCACCTTCGTAGTCGGTGTTTGAGATTGCTGCGAGCACTGTTGCATCGTAGAAATTCTCGATGAGCTTACCCGACCAGATTTCTGGAATAAAGTTACCAGTATACTGCGGGTGCCCAGGGGATGTTGCGTATGCCATCTTGGCCTCCTAACACGTTTAAGTAATGCGACCCTCTGCCTGTGCGGCAAAGATGTCACGTTCAATTTTAGCCCTCTCATCATCACGACCTTTGAACTTACCTTTACGAATATCATCATAGAACGCGCCAATATCGGCTTGTGACCATGATTGTTTGTTATTCGATCCAGTAGGTGCGGCACCAGCGCTTCTGCTTCTTTTAGGAGCAACTTGCTGATTTAGCTCGTCTTGATTCGCAGACTTACCTTGGTGAGCAGATTGATTACCGTTTAAGCCAGACCAAGTTGAAAAGAACGTAGCTATCCTATCGACATCATAATTCCGCTGAGCATCATCCAAGTATGCCTGCCTTGCTATACCCGATAGTGGGTCAGTCTCTAGCAACCAATCTTGAAAATTCTCATTGGCATTAATCTCCTGCCAGTTAGGTACAACAGCAGATAACTTATTCCAGAACATCTCTTCCTGAGTATTACCAACTTGCGCTGCAAGCTGCTGTACTTGAGGAACAGTATTCTGAGCCATCTGAGCAATCTGAGCTTTCAAAGCGCTAACTTCTCTTCCCAAATTACCTGTCTCTTCCTGGGTAACTTTACGCATAATTCCGATAGATTCATCATACTCCTCAATTTCTTGCTCCGTAAGTAAACCCTTTGGAGCTTCCTGAGCTTGAGCCTGCTGTTGCTGATTCATAGTAGCAAACAGATTCTCAAATTGATTAATCTTACCGCTTTGTTCCTGCAACTGTTGCTTTAGCTGTGGGACTTCAGCATTATACATACCCTGAAGAGTTCTGTACTTCTGTTGCCAGTTTGTACTATCTTCTTGGTTTCCCCCTGAATGCTCTTCAGAAGGAGTAGCCGCAACTTCGTCTACACTGTCGGCATTGGGTTCGGACTCAGAGGCTGACTCAACTGCTTCCTCAGCAGGGGCCTCCTGAACTTCGTCCTCATTTAACTCCTTGTACAACTCTTGTACTGCCTCAGACTGTTTTTGAACTTGCTTTGGTATTGCCATTTTTCGCTCCTTACGGTATGCGTGTTAGTCAGCTGACACTATGTCTTTGCTGCTATAGTAGGGGATTGATTAACTAACTTGGATATTTCACCAAGAACCTGACACCGCCCCTGTTGTAGTGTCACGTTACTAGTTACACTTGGTAAAGTTTCTAACTCATGCTGCCGCCATGTGTCAAGAAATTGTACTATCTCTGGATACTGGTTGGCAACTGTTGCTAGAGCTTTAAGTGTTCTCTCGTCAGGTCTAATCATTGACTAGCCCCTGTTGATCTATTCATAACTGTGTTTCCATCCATACCACCTGCAGGATTTCCAGCGGGATCAGTTACCTGCGCCTGCTGTGGCTGCTGTGCTTGCTGCGCTGCCTGTTGCTGCTGTTGGTTTTTCAGGATTCTAGTCTTAAAACTTTCTTTCTCTCTGGATGGTATAATGTCATCCACAGGCATCTGAAGTCCTTTAGCAACCTCTCTAAGGATAGCTGCGCGACCTTCCTGCCCAATAATCTGTGAATCAATCTCGTTACCAGTAGCATTAAGAAACTCAATACGCCTGATATTAACTGTCTCTTTAACTGCTAAGTTAACTGCGCCTTTTGGAACAACAGCTAAATCACCCTTAATAGATTCGTCATCATTATAACGCATGTTATACAAGAATATCCTGTGGATAACTGGTTTAATAACATCATTATCAATATGCATTACAATCTGCCGAATACCTTTACCTGCTGACCCCATCAACATAGAAAGCCCAGAAGCAGTTCTACCTGCACCCTGAACGTTTAGATCTCCAGTTACATAAGAAGGAATACCACTATGATCGTCTGCTAACTTAGCGAACTTATCATATATAGCGGCTAGGGTATTTGCGTTGTCCTCAGGCTGTGTAAACCTTACAGCAGGAGCATTCGCTCCTAGAGGATCGTTTGTTACTTGCCAAATTTTCCAAGGATGAAGTTGCGTAATGTCTTCATTAGGTGGGATACGTTCAAGATTAACTTCGACTTGAGGGCCACTAGATATGCCCATGTTATTAACAAGCGCTCTTGTAGCTGCGTTACAAACATTCTGCACATCTTCAATAATTTCTGGTATACCTTTACCCCAAAATGCTCCAGGGCATTTAATAAACGATGTCTTAGCATAGGGTTTTTCTCCTAAGGGGTCGTAATTTAAAACAGCTTTGATAACGTAATTGCCTATAACCCATACATTAGCATCGTACTCTTTGGTTTTATCTGGTACATTTTCTTCGTCCATGCCCCAATCAAGAAGCATTTTACCGCTTATTTTACCCCAAAACTCTAATGCGTCATACGTACTTGTAGGACGCCGATGCGTATTAAACTTACGCTCTTCCTCATCTTTAGTGTCTTCAAAATCTTGTGTTATCCAACTACCATAGTCACTGGCTCCTAGATCAAGCAACTCACGTATTGCTGCTTCATCATATCCAGGTAGACCGATAAGGTCAGATAAATCAGATCTACTAAGCTTATGGTGCTCAAATAAATACCCCTCGTTTATATGAGATACGCCTGGCTCAGGGTATATATTAAACGGATCTACACGCTCAAACTCAGGCGCTATAACTTCATCTGCTGCTACTGTCGTACTTTCCCCAGACATATCGTATTTAATACGGCGCTGCCTGCGTATTACTGGCCCTTTAAGAAAAGCGCATGGGTAAGTTACTAAATCAGTAATAAATTCATTAAACGACTCAGACCACCCACCGTGAGCAAACTGATCGTTAATAGTAATCTTCATTTTGTCAGCGCGATTTTGTGCGCCCTGCAATATCCCAAACCGATAATCTTGAGTCACCATCTCTTTCAACTCACTGAGCTGAGATGGTGTGGGTGCTTGGCCCATCTGCTTAATCATATCAAGTACAGACTCAGCAAAAGCTTCTTGAATATCTGCTTGCTGTAAAGGGGTAAGCTCTGGGATAGGTGTAGGTTCTAAATCCCACGGGGGTGTACCTGAATCTAACAGTATGTCACGTAGCCAAGACTCAGCGCCTCGGCACTTGACCTCAGTTAACATCATGTAAATTTCTGAACCACCCTGAGATTGAATAGCTGCTAGCTTATCTGGCTCATACTCACCATTACGTTGCCGCAACGCCTTAAGCATAATAGTTTCAATAGGATCTTTAGCTTCTTTAGCTGCTGACCAACACTCTTTTATATACGAGTGTATACCCAGAATGTAAGGTTCATTCTGTCTATCAGCTAGTTCAGCTCGTGCCGCCGCTTCTTCTTGCTCTACAAGTTCAGAATTTCCTATGACCCTCAACATATACGCTCCTACCTAAACAGTACCTGTTCCGTAGCTACTGCCTTTTTTACGAGACCTCTTAGCCCTAGCCATCTTTTCTTCATCATCCTCATCGTCATCGTCTTTTTTCTTACGCTTATCCATATCATTACTATACTGCATAGCTGGGGCAACTAGCCCACCTGTAATGTATGGTCTACGAAAATCACCAGCAGTCCCATTCATCTTGGGATTGTCTGACATCCGCATGTAAGGTTTTCCACCGCCGCATGAACCTGCCATAGGTACCTCCAATAACTGACAACTTGTTATAGTTTACCAAAAAAAGGGGCCCCGTCAAGTAGAAAGGAGAAGATCTTAACGGGGCCTAGTTCAGGGGATTTAACAGTGGAGTGTAAAATATCCCCTAGGGAGGAAGGTTCAATGAAAAAACTAAGTCCAACCAACGGCTTTGACACGTTTAATATCTCGGGCCTGCGGTGCAAGTGTTCCTTCGCCTACTGAGTGTATATGCAACATTAAATATTGTAAAGCCTCTGCGACATGCGAGTGTTTGTTTTTCTCAACGTTACCATTCTTAGGATGGAATCTATACCCACCCATCATTGCAGACTTAAGATGTGTACAGCGAGGGTCAACTATAAACGCTGCATCTCCATCAGCCTGTCTCATAAGAAAGTCATCAACCGCTGACAGTCTTGCTGACACACTGTTAGTTTTAGCAGGAAATACTTTAAACCCCTCTGCCTTAATAATATCGACAGCCGAACGTTCATCAGTCTGTGCTCGCTGCGTACCAGCAGGATCAACCACTATAACAATAGGTGCGCTAGAGAACCTATCATATATAAGCGGACGTATAACTGTACGCATAAATCTTTGAATGCCCATATCAAAGGACACCGCTTCGTCAAGTATTATTGCCCGCCCGCGAGGATCTTGCTGCCCAAACACAGCTGCAGGAGTTAATCCCAAGTCCATACCGATAACAACAGGACGTACACCATTAACGATAGGCGCGAGTTTAGAACTCGCCATATGATAGTCTGGCCTGAAGTATTTATACACTGGTTGTCCTGCTGAGCTGAGTCCGTACTCACCGTCAATAAACACGCGTACATACTCTTCTGAGCGACCTTGGGTGTCATAATATCCATCGGGCAAATTCTCCACATTCTCAGCTAAGATAGTTCTACCTGATGGCTGCTTGAATACATCCCAACCATTATCGTTAGGACTCACACCGTCCTTAGCGTCAAGGCCTTCCATCTGATAATACCACCACGTATCCATAGTCGGGGGGTTAGTGTCACCCCACATACCAAACCATGAAGGGCCGCCATCTTTAGCAGATGGAAATCGACCAATACGTTTGGACATAGCGTCCACGATCTCAGAGTTAATATCTCTACACTCGTTGAACCACGCGAACGTCAGCTCAAGAGAGTTAAGGTTTGCCACATCGTCAGCATCGTCAAGTGCACGAAACATAATCTCGCACTCGACATCACCAACCTTAAAAAAGTAAGTCTTGGTGGTGCGCATAAAGTTGCCGCACACTCCTGGTGGGAACCAGTCGAGAAACGTCTTAATGGTCGTATCAGTCAACTGGCGAACAGTTTCACGAACAACCGCAGCACGGGAGCGTCTCACCCCGTCTTGACTTGGATGCTGTTGTGATGCCCTACGGACAATTTCAAAACAGCTCGCTACTGACTTACCTGACCCGACTGGCCCCATAAGTACACGCATTTTTGCATCTGAGTTCATAAAGTCAGCAGCTGTCTTAGATGGTGTAAAGTCTATGTTCATAACTTACCATATAAAATTATAGCATAGGGATGAGTGGTAGTGCGGCTGCGCAGCACCTTTTGCCTGAAGCCAACGCCTTCAACCTCAAGCAACGCGGCCACTGTCTCGCATTCATCCAACGTTCTGAATGTCGCCATCGGCATTTTCTCGTAAGTCTTCGAGAACTGCTTCCTCAGGTTCTTGATCAATTGTGGCTGTTGCGATGTGCTCTTGGCCTCCGAGGTTAATTGTAATTTTAACTCCGCCACTTTGTCCCTCTACTGTTTCATTGTTCTTAGGTTCTAAACCGCCCCACTTAACAGTTGACTTTATCAAGTCAGCCTTAACTGCAGGCGATACTTCTGGAGAATGAATCAATGTCCAACTAGTTGTCAACAGCTCTTCAGCTTGTGCTCGAGCCTTGAGCTTGAACGTCATGCCCTTCTCTTTAATGTCATCCCTATAAGAGTTGACCTGCTTGAGAAACACAGGGTCTTTGTTGAACACTAGTATAGCATCGGCTGTAACCGAGTGCCGTTCCTTTAGTTCATCCAGGGTCTCACCGCTGCCCTCTAGCATCAGGGCTATATCGAAAGCTAGTCGGTTCGACCACTTAGTATGTTTAAGCGGTAACGTATCCATGTGGTTGATCCTATGTGTAATGTACAATCCTGTCAACAAACTTTGCTAACTTGACACCTTCCTTTTTTTGCACCGTGTTATGCGAGGGTTACTTATATACTATGCGGTCACCGTGTCCAGTCCATGTACCCCCCCTACCGACCCCCATGCGCCTATCGCCAAGGCATAATATACCCCCCTCTGAAACCCGCAGAAACCCTAGTAATTTGACATTGTGTATGGTTTTTGCTTCTATGTATTTGTCGCTGGCAACCGCCACGACATAACCCGTCATGCACAGCGTGGCTGTGTGTGACTCTTACTGGAGGATATTGCTATGAGCAATTCATCTTTTGAAGGTAAGGTTGCCCTTCGTGTAAAGCAACCACGTGTCGGCTCAACTCTAACTATGTTAGACAGAGCCCGTAATGGTCAAGGCTGGGATGCCAAGACGCAGGCTGATAACATCCTCAAGGATATCCTTGAGCATGCGGATGCGGCGTCAGGCGGACGGCTTGACCCCTGGTCAATCAACGTCATCGCTTTCGATACCAATCGCAAGCTGGCTGACAAGAAAGAGCAGTTGACCGTCAAGCATCTTAAAGCAGTACTTAAGAAGCTGGGCGATGACACTAAGGTTTGGGTGTCGGTTTCATGGAAATCCAAAGGATGTCCACCGAAGCTGAACATTGCTCAAGCGTCTACGCTGAATCAGTACGCCTCGCGGACTGCCCAGCCGAACCCGTTTAGCAACGGTTCCTAACAACCCAGAGAGGAGCTTCGGCTCCTCTCGCAACCCGAAGGAGGCTTTCATGAGAAAGTTAAGTAAGACCACATACCAGGTTCGCGCTAGCGCGGATGGATTCAAGACCTACGACACCACAGTAGTGGCAGAGTGGAAACGTGCGAAAGGCATAGCCAAGCGGCTAGTCGATAAGCACAAGGTCGAGGCTCGCATCTTAACAGTACGAACCTAACACTAACGGGAGCACAGTGTGATGCTGTGCTCCCTACTCCATGAAAGGAAGTAGTTATGGACACTACACTGCAAGATCTACCGACTGTAGGTTTGAGAACCTGGTTGCAACGATCAGAGAATACAGGCAGCTATCGAGGTTATTCAAGACACGAGATAGCAATGGAGTTCATGAAGCGGGTACGAAAGAACCGCAGCATGAAGAGATGCCTGCTAACATGAGAGACGGGGCTTCGGCCCCTCTCTTTTTCTTTTTGTTTTTTATTTTTTATATATATGACCATAGCTCGGGGGGTCATCGGGCTATAAATGCAACGACTATATACTGGGGGGGCTCTAACATGACACAATCTAACAATCTATATGGGCCTGTTTAGTAACTTGACACAACATGTAGTGTTTTAGATTGTATAACATGACACATCCAGTAGTGTTTTCGCCCTGTTTACATGGGGTTATCCCATATATGTACTACTAAACAATCTAAATAATCTAAATAATCTACAGTTTTTACATATATCACCTATAGAATATCATTCTGTAGCCATGATACAGGTTTGCCGTGCTAACATTACTTATAGATTTGTAGATTATTTAGATTGTTTGCCATTAAATCATTGATAACACGACACCTTTTGTAATCCATTTGACAATCTATTATAGCACCGTCTCACAGATTAAACAGAGGGGGGCGATTTGACAAACCCTCGGCAGGGTGTCAAGTTCTGGGGGCTTGGCGAGGTGGTCTCGTTATAGCATATTTAACCTAGTTTAATTGGAGATTATGAAAATGGCTAGAACTTTTAATGGTAATGTTGAAGCTTTCGTTGCACCTATTGCAAAGACTGTAAAGATTCGCAGTGAGAATGACCCACGTTATACTGGTGAAGGCAATGTATTTACGGCTGATAAGGCGGATGAACTATTCAAGGCTATGGTATCTGCTGGTGAGAAGTACTCTATACCTGTGTCTGTATTTGCACCAGATATTGAGAAGGGTCGTAAAGGTGGCTTCACTGTAGCTGAATTACAATCGTTGGATATGGAGAAGTATTCAGCGAAGTTACTTGGCGGTAGGTTCGGAGCATATGTCGCTGTATTAGCTGACGATGATAACTCTGTATCAACTGGTGCTAAGACTATCGTTCTTTAACTTAACACTAGCAGGGTGTCTATATGGCACCCTGCTCAACCCTATTTATGGAGGCTTATATGATACGTTGTTCTTACTGTCCTGATAACATCGCTGTCAAACGTGCTGAGCTAGGCTATACAACCTGCTTATCATGCGGTGCTAAACAAGCCAGTGAAGTACGCCACTGTGTAGTTCCTTTACACAAATCTAATTACATCGTTGTTACTAATCGTGCTGAACTTATCGGCATCAACAGTAAGGGGGGGCTTGTTAAATGAAACTATCAATAATCTTTTCTTGGATACTATACGGCTTGGTGTCATCGGTCATGATGATACTGGCTGACAGTTACTTTGGTTGGGGGTTGTTCCAATGAGGGGGGCAATCACTCTACTGGGGGGGATACTTATGACAGGGTTTGTAAGTATCTTAATTGCATTCGTAATACTTAACTTGTTCCTAGGGTGTGAGTCTTGGGATGAGCAGTATTGGACAGCAACAAACAGTTGCGTAACACCTAGTCAGATATGGGAAGGAATAACCAATGGCTAAGAAGGCTTTGAAACTATTCATGCTACGGCATGGTAAGGGTGGAGCACCAGTAACAGATGATGAGGGCAATGTCATCTATTACTCTAACAAAATGATTGCCAAGCATACAAAGACTGGCACTCAAGTTGTGTCACTCGGCGTTGACCATCGCAAATATAAGGGAGATAAATGATGCGAGCTACACTATTGAAAGATACCTTGACTGAATTGTTCAAGGCTAAACGTCCTATCTGCATTGAAGGTATGCCAGGGGGCGGTAAGACCACCATCGTACAACAGACTGCCAGTAGTCTGAAGGTTGGATACATCGAGAAGCATACACCTACCATGTTGGTAGAAGACTTCGGTGTACCTAACATGGCTGTTGATGGTGACTCATTCAACTACAAGCTACCTGATTGGTATCCTGCTGAGAGTCGTACCGATATACCTGATGAGGGTGTACTCTGTTTCGATGACAGGAACCAAGCACCTGCTGACATTCAGAAGGTACTAGCTAACATACTACAAGCTAGGACATTGCATGGTGTATCACTCAAGAAAGGTTGGCATGTTGTATCTACTGGTAACAGGCAGGCTGACAGAGCAGGTGCTAACCGAATCTTATCTCACTTGCGTAATCGTGAGACTGTCATTGAGCTTGAGACACACCTTGATGACTGGACTAGTTGGGCTATCGAACATGATGTCAAGCCAGAACTAATCTCGTTCATTCGGTTCAGACCTAATCTGTTACATGACTTTGATCCACAGCGTGATGTCAATGCTACACCACGTTCATGGGTTGAGGGTGTATCTGATGTGATTGGTGTTGTACCTGCTGATGCAGAGTATGAATGCTTCAAGGGTGCAGTTGGTGAAGGTGCTGCGGCAGAGTTCGTTGGCTTCCTAAAGATACATCGTAAGCTACCTAATCCTGACAGCATACTGATGAACCCATCACAAGCTAACGTACCTGATGACCCTGCTACTCTGTATGCATTGTGTGGCTCCCTTGCTCACAAGGCTACGCTAGCTAACTTCGATAGGGTTATTACCTACGTTGGCCGTATGCCTAAAGAGTTCTCTGTCCTGTGTATCTCATATGCTACTCGCAAGAATGATGAACTTGCTAGTAGTGGTGCGTTCACCAAGTGGGCAGTCGATAACCAAGATGTATTATTTTAGTGGAGGTATCTATGAAACTAACAGACAAAGCATTACTTGCTCAACTTAACGTGTCACAATGGACGGCTCGTAAGTATGACAAGAAAGTAACTCAGCAGATTGCTGACCAACACAACACTATCGTTGAAGCAGGGAGATATAACAAGTCTCTGCTTCCGCTGAATGACTACCTTGGTAACATCCATAAGCTTACCACTACCATACGGACAGAGTACTACAAGAACACTCTGCCTTGGGGTATCAATGGTACGCAGATGCTACCATCTAAAAACTACCTGTCATTCATGACAGAGTTCCGCAACTACAAGGCTAACTGGATGTCACTAGTTGACCAGTTCGTTGATGTGTATCCGCAGTTGAAGCTAGATGCACAGCGGTTGCTACCCAATGGGTTGTACAAGGAAGATGACTACCCCACTATTGATGGGCTACGAGCTAAGTTCGGTATGGACATGGTAATCATGCCAGTACCTGCCGATGACTTCCGAGTACAGATTGCAGATGATGAGCTGTCTGCTATCCAACAGCAAGTTACTGAGCGTGTAACCAGTGCATCACAAGATGCTATGAAGGAAGCATGGCAACGTCTGTATGATGTAGTCAAACATGCTAGTGACAAGCTAGACAACCCCACTGGTATCTTCCGCGACTCATTGGTTGAGAACATCAATGACATCTGCGGTATCTTACCTCGCCTTAACTTTGCTGATGACCCTGACCTTGAAGCCATGCGTCAACAGGTTGAGAGTTCATTGGCTAACGAGAACCCTGAAGCATTGCGTGTCGATTGGGATTTGAGAGAGCAGAAGGCAAGAGAAGCTAAGGCTATCGCAGATAAGATGGCTGTATTTATGGGAGAGTTGAATGACTAATCTTGAAACACGATTGGCTAAAGCCAAGACATCACTGATGCTGGAGTACCCCTTCTGGGGTACTCTGGTGATGAACATGCCGTTCAGAATATCAGATGCAGTACCTACTGCCGCTACTGATGGCAAGCAAGTTCTATTCAATCCAGAGTTCTGTGACAAACAGAATGATGAGGAGCTTAAGTTCCTTGTAGCTCATGAGATTGGGCATCCAATGTTTGAGCATACCACAAGGCGTGGTGAACGCGATGGCTACAAGTGGAACCAAGCGGCTGACTATGTAATCAATCAGATACTAACCGATGAAGGTCTAGGCAAGATGCCAGAAGGAGGACTATATGACCCTGACTTATACAATTCTTGTGATGGGATTACTGACCGTATTTATAACAGCCTACCTGACACACCGAAAGGAGAGCAGGGTTATGGCGGAGAGGGGCAACCGTTTGATGCAGTTGAAGATGGCGGAGGAACACAGGCAGAGATTGCACAACAGCAGGCAGAGTGGAAAGTTAAGGTAGCCCAAGCAGTACAGTCTGCCAAGATGATGGGCAAGTTGAGTGCAGGTGTTGAACGTCTAGTAGGTGAACTACTAACACCCAAGGTGCTATGGGCTGATGTACTACAACGCTTCATCGTCAAGGCTAAGACTGATGACAGAACATTTGCTAGACCTAACAGACGTTTCATTCAACAGGGTATGTACCTACCTAGTATTACTGGCGAGGTAATGGGTGAGATTGTATGGGCAGTTGATTGCTCTGGGTCTATCGGTCAAGCAGAGATAGACCAGTTCGCTACTGAAATCATTAAGGTATGGGAAGACCACAAGCCTACTAAGACTCATGTTATCTACTTCGATAGTGAGGTGAGTCACTATGATTCCTTTGGTCAAGACGATAGACCAGAGATTAAACCACATGGCGGTGGAGGTACTGCCTTCTCACCAGTATTCAATTACATGCAGGACAACGACATAGACCCAGTTGCTTGTGTGTTTCTAACTGACCTCTGTTGTAATGACTTCGGTACTGAACCTGACTGTCCAGTACTGTGGGTTACTACGCACATGGAAGATGCACCATTCGGTGAAGTTGTTAAAATGGAAGGAGTAAACTAATGGCGACAGTAAGATTTTCAGATAGTCTCAAACATGAGATACAGAACAATGCAAAGGTAATGTTCCACGGCAAGATACAGCAGGCAAAGAACAACGTGCCTGCTCATTGGGCAGACAAGGTGTATGAGTGTTTGTTTTCGCAGGTTGTAAGAGACCAGATGAAAGCGTTGCCAGACTATGTACTGCGTAAATCAGAACATATTGATATATCTGGTTGGTCTAATGCACCATCGGATGTATGGCAGACTAGCTCTTACACACATGACACATGGCAACTACAAGGTAGTGTTAGGTTGTCGTTCAGTACACCTATGCCTTGGGTTGATAGCTTTGACTCAGCACCTACTGGGTTTAGTAAGAGCTATAGTAAGAATGAGTTTGATTACAATGACTCACGTTGGGATTGGCTGAAGCCAGAGTTCAAGGAATACAATCGCAAAGTCTTTGAAGCTACCAACAAACAAGAATCATTCTTGTCATCTGTCAACAAGTTGATGGAGACATACACCACACTAGCACCTGCTCTCAAAGCATGGCGTCCATTGTGGGATTTGTTACCAGATGAAGCCAAAGACAGACACAAGACTGTCAAAGAACGTAAGGTAGTCAAGGCAGAGGAGCTAGACCTTGACCTTAACGCAATGACTAGTGCCGTAACACTCAGTAAGATAACAAGATAGGGAGATAAAACATGAGTTATTTTAACAAACCAATACTAGAAGACTACGCTGATTGTAAGCGTGTGTTTTCTACATGCAGAACCCCTGCAAAGGGCAAGCCTATACGCCAATGGTGTAGGCTATTTAAGAACCAAGATGTGTACGAGTTAAAGTACATGTCATGGGGTGGTGAGACTACACCGATTGCTGAGTTTCACCCAGATGGTAGGATTGTCCTGCCATCTGACAGCCACAGTTGGCAAGCTATGCACACTTCTCTGTCAATGGCATTGCACAATGCTATACCTATACTCACCGAACGTATGGGTAAGGGTCGGTATCGTATCGCACATACTAGTTTGATGGACAGACTAACACCTGCCATAGAACAACAACCATCTGGCATGGTAGCAGAACGATGTCAATCGGCAGGTAACTACTACCACAATTGGTGGCAAGCGTTCAAAGAACATAGCGTAGAATACTTTGCAGGTATGGCGTTTGATAGCAACGGTGTATGCATCAACGTGCAACACGCTGTGAGTGGTGAGGTTGACCCAGAGAAACGCAAGGTGTGGCTTCGTATGCTCAAGCGTTTCAAACGTGGGTTGAAAGCAAGAGCTAAGGTAGGTGCATTGCAACAACACGCCAAGCGTATCTATGATAAACACGCAGATATGGAACGCAATGGTCAACATCGTTGGCAGTGGAATATGCCTAACTGGCATTCAGATAAGTATTACTCTATGCTCAAAGATAGTATGCAGTCTAATGAGTTCACACCAGAGTTTCTTGATGCCTTTGTTGAGTCGGCTACACCCAATACCTATGGCAACACGATGGCTACAGACGCACATATCTTAGCATATGTTGATACGTTGATGAATGATTTGTCCTATCAACTGCGTAAGGATTTTGGTGTGTTTGTTCAAGAGCCTTTGACTGCTGATGGAAAGGTAGTGCAACGATGACAGTTATAGCATGGGATGGCGAGGTACTCGCTACCGATACTCAATGTACTATGGGTAACGCCAAGTACCAGTCACCTAAAGCATGGTATGAATCCATTGGGGGGGAGGTCTGTATTGTGTCTGGTGTAGGCACACTAAAAAATATACACAGACATAAGCAATGGCTCATTGAAGGGGGGGATAGTCCATTCCCCTACTCTGATATAGAGAACCATTACTATCAACTCATCCTAGTAACTAAAGAAGGACTGCTACGTTACGAGGGTACACCTTACCCCATACATCATGGGGTAAACGCTTGTGCATTTGGTGAGGCATCTGACTTTGCCTATGGTGCATTGGCTATGGATGCTACAGCAATACAAGCTGTTAAGGTAGCCATTCAATACTCTCATCAATGTGGTGGGAGCGTGGAATCATTTTCGTTATTGAAAGGAGACGGACATGAAGAAAAAAACTAAAGCTGAAAAGGTATGGGCGTACCTACTTAAACACCCTACTGCAAAGACTAAGAATGTAGCCAAGGCTTGTGGGTGTACCGCTAAGTATGTCTACACTTTGCGGAGCAAGGTGGGTACACCGACTGAAGTATTGGTTCAATCAACTGACAAAACTGACAAAGAACGTACTCGTGTCAAGCTGTTGTCAGAAGCTATCGCATTGGTTGACGGCGACAGGGAAGAAGAACACGGAGACTTTGCAGATAACGCAATGATTATTGCTGAACTGTGGTCTGCCTATAAAGATGTGGACTTCACACCACATGACGTACCTATGATGATGGCTCTGTTGAAGATAGCTAGAGCCAAGAGTAACCCTGCGAATGAAGATAACTATCGTGATGGGTGTGGGTACTTAGCATTAGCGAGTGAAGTATGAACATAATAACAATAGACTTTGAAACCTATTACGCTAGGGATTTCTCGTTGTCCAAGATGACAACGGAAGCCTATGTTCGTAGCGATAGGTTTGAGGTTATTGGGGTTGCTGTCAAGGTAGATGGCAACCCTACCACTTGGTATGCAGGTAGCGATGTAGGTGGGTTCTTGCGAGGGCTTGACTATTCTAACTCTGCTATACTGTGTCACAACACTATGTTCGATGGAGCTATATTGTCATGGCTATATAATATAAAGCCAAAGTTTTGGCTCGACACTATGTTGATGGCTAGACCATTGGTCGGACAAACTGTGGGCGGCTCGCTAAAAAATCTCGCTATACATTATAATATAGGGGCGAAGGGCGATGAGGTTCTCAACACGCTCGGCAAACGCAAGTCGGACTTCACACCACAAGAGCTTGACAGGTTTGGGGATTACGCAATCAATGACGTTGACCTTACATACAAATTGTTTGGTAAGTTGAAGTCGCAGTTTCCTGTTCGGGAACTGATGGTGATTGACCAGACTATTCGTATGTATACACAGCCTGTGATTGAACTGGATAAGAGTACTCTTACTTCTCACCTGGAAACAGTGCAGACAAACAAAGCACAACTTCTTGACAGTATAAACTCAGCAGGTGTTGATCCAGATAAGCTGAAGAAACTACTGATGAGTAATGAGAGGTTCGCTAAATTACTCAAGGCTGTTGGTGTTGAACCACCAAGGAAGGTAAGCCCTACCACTGGTAAAGAGACATGGGCGTTTGCCAAGACAGACGCAGGGTTCATTGACTTACTAGAGGGTGGCTCGTCTAAAGTACAAGCCATATGTAATGCAAGGTTGGGTACTAAATCTACCATTGAGGAGACTAGGACAGAGAATCTAATCAAGGTTGCTGACAGGGGCAAGCTACCTATCATGCTTAATTACTATGGCGCACACACTGGTAGGTTTAGTGGCGGTGACAAGCTGAACCTACAGAACCTACCAAGGAATGGTGCTATACGTTCTGCTCTAACTGCCCCTGAAGGACATAAGCTAATTGCTTGTGACTCATCACAGATAGAGGCAAGGGTACTAGCCCATGTTGCAGGGCAGGATGATTTGGTTGAAGCCTTTAGGCAAGGGCGTGATGTGTACAGTGAGTTTGCATCTACTGTATATGGCAAGACTATAACTAAAGATGACAAGCTAGAGAGGTTCGTTGGTAAGACTTGCATACTAGGACTAGGCTATGGCATGGGTGCTGAGAAGTTTCGTAACACCCTAGCTCAAGGCATGGGTGGCTTGAAGGTAGACATATCAGAGAGCGAAGCTAAACGTATTGTCTATCTATATAGAGACAAGAACCACCGCATCACTGCACTGTGGCAACGATGTCAATCGGCATTGTCTGACATGATAGCAGGACGTAGTGGTGTTATATCTAGCTATGTATCATATGATAAGCAGGGCATCTTACTACCTAGCAAACTGCGTATACAATACCCTGCCTTAAATCATACTGACAATCAGTTCAGATATATCTCTGACTCTCGTACCTATCGCAAGGTTATGAAAGCCAGAGTCATAGGGGAGGATATACCCCACAACAACTGGACTTATATATACGGAGGAAAGGTCGTAGAGAATATTGTTCAAGCACTGGCACGAATTGTAGTGGCAGAACAAATGGTAGCCGTGGGTCAATCATATCCTGTTACATTTCAAGTACACGATGAGTTGATCATCTCTGTCCCTGTACAGGACTTGACTGACGCACAACAACTTATTGAGAGAAGAATGTCAACCGCACCCTCGTGGGCTATAGACTTGCCAGTGGCTTGTGAGTCTGGGATTGGTGCTAATTATGGAGAAGCGAAGTGACAAAACTGACAGATATAAAAGCAGTTGTTAATGATAGAAGTAAGAAAGAATTGCTTGAAGGACTCAAAGAAGTCATCGAAGAAATTAAAGAAGCTGACACAGCAGAGAGTATGCTAGTCATGGTTAAGTTGAATGGTAACTATGTAAGGTTCTCATCACAGCTTAATGATACAATGGCTCTCATTGCACAGCTAGAGCTACTCAAGTTTGATATTATGAAACGCATGAAGCAGGAGGACTAACATGGGTAAAGTTAAAGCGTTGTTGATGGAGGCAGAGGAGACACTTGATTGGTGTCTTACTGAAAAGGGTATGACTAACACCCAAGCTCTGCATTATATAAATGGTAAGCATGGTGGCATGGCTATGAACCATTGCGAATGGAAGCTAAAACATTTTATAGAGAGCGATAAGAGTCCTACCAGAGAACAAATTAAAGATACTCTTAAAGTACCAGAGATAACTGAGAAGTATGATAATCTTGGTAGGGTAGTGCGAAAGAAAAATTATAGTAGCTTGACCAAGCGTTGACAGTAGGGTAAAGTTACAGCATGACACAAGTAAGCCATTCATATTCATCGTTAAAGATGTACGAGAACTGTCCGAAGCGTTACTACCACCAGAGGATTACTAAGGAAGTATCTGACAGTGGTAGTGAAGCTACTAGATACGGAGAGCGTGTGCATAAGGCCTTAGAAGATAGGCTCACTGGTGACAGCAAGTTGACAGATGAGACTGTAAAGTACGAAGCCCTGTGCAATAGTATATCTAAGATGAAAGAACACCCAGAGTTTAGTGAATTGCTACTGGAAGAAAAGCTAACTGTAACTGAACACTACACACCAACAGGTTGGTGGTCTGATGATGCTTGGTTGAGATCCATACTTGACGTATTGGTTTTGTTTAAAGACAGAGCCATTGTCATGGATTGGAAAACAGGCAAGCGTAGACCAGACTTTACACAGTTGGAGATGTTCGCATTGCAAGTGTTCTCGCATTTCCCACACATAAACAGGGTGACTACATCCTTTGTGTGGTTGAAGGACATGAAGCAAGACAGGCGTTCTTTCTGTAGAGATTTATCTGGCGAGATGCAAGGTCATCTCAATGGTAGAGTAGCTAGAATAAACCAGTCACTAGCTAATGATGATTTCCCTGCCAAGCCTAGTGGACTATGCCGATGGTGTCCTTGTTATGAGTGGTGTGAATATGCCTCTTGACACTGTTGTAAGGTTATGCTATGGCTACTACCCCAGAAGGTCGTGTAAAGAATAGACTCAAGGCTATGCTGAAGAAGCTCAACGTGTGGTACTACATGCCACAAGCAGGGCCATTTGGTAGAGCAGGTATACCTGACTTAATACTTATCGTGGAGGGTAGGTTTGTTGGGGTAGAGTGTAAGGCTGACAGAAGAAAGAAGCCGACACCGTTGCAGGTAACAGCCATGCAACAGATAGAAGACGCAGGAGGTAAGTGTTTTGTTGTATGTGATTACGATACACAGGATGAATTAGAAAGGTGGATAACAGATGCTAGTGATACCGAAGGTTCAAGGTTTAGCACTTAAACTAAACAATCCGCAGATTGTACTGGACAGTATACCAACTGCCAAGGAGTTGACAGTTCGTGGTAACAACGTGGTTGTACTGCCGCATAAACTCACAGAGGTGTGGGCATTGCGTAAGTTGGGTATCAACGCACCATCACCTATCATGCACTACTATGATTGGAAGGGTAAGTTCAAACCTTACGACCACCAACGTAACACGGCTAGCTTCTTAACTATACATAGGAAGAGCCTAGTATTAAATGAGATAGGCACAGGTAAAACACAGTCTGCACTATGGGCGGCTGACTATCTAATGGAGATAGGCGCAGTAAAGAAGTGCCTTATACTATCCCCTCTGTCCACACTGGAGAGGGTGTGGAGTGATGCTATCTTTATGAACTTTATAGATAGACGCGCCACTGTACTATATGGTTCAGCAGAGCGTAGACGTAAGCTACTTAAGATACCGTCTGACTTTTATATAATTAACCATGATGGTTTCCAAGTAGTAATGGATGACCTCAATGATTTCGATCTGGTCATTGTAGATGAAGCGGCTGTGTATAGAACACCATCCACCAACAGGTTCAAACTCTTTCGTAAGTGGCTTAACAAGAACCCAGATACAAGACTGTGGTTGATGACAGGTACACCTACACCCAATGACCCTACAGATGCGTGGACTCTAGCTAAGATGGTAGATAACCCACATGTAGCTAAGACATACACTGCGTTCAAGGAAACTACCATGATGAAGATAGGGCAATGGAAGTGGTTGCCTAGACCAGAAAGCGTAGAGCTAGTTAAGCATGTACTACAACCTTCTGTTAGATACACTAGGGATGAATGCTTTGATTTACCTAGTACCGTATACCAAACAAGACAGATAAAGCTAACCAAAGAACAAGAGCAACACTACAAGAGTATGCTCCGTAGCTTTGTCACAGAGGTACAAGCAGAGGGTAAGATTACTGCTGTCAATGAAGCAGTCAAGATGCAGAAGCTAGTGCAGATAAGTTGTGGTGTGGCGTACGGTGATGATGGCCGTAATATAGAGCTTGATGCATCACCCAGAGTAAACGTTCTTAAAGAAATTATTGATGAGGCAGGTGGCAAAGTCATAGTGTTTGTACCACTGACAGGAACTTTACACATGCTCAATAAGGAATTGTCCAAGCACTACACAACAGCAGTAGTGAATGGAGAAGTCTCGGCAAAGAATAGGAATGATATATTCCACAACTTTCAAGAGACAGATGACCCAAGAGTATTGATAGCACACCCTGCTACTATGGCTCATGGGCTTACACTAACTGCGGCTAGTACTGTTGTATGGTACGGCCCAATCAACAGCAACGAACAATACACACAGGCTAACGGTAGAGTGGAGCGTATAGGCAAACGTCATACGTCTAACGTGGTTCATATAGAGGCTACTCAACTTGAGTATAGGATGTATGAAAGGCTTAAGAACAAGCAAGCATTACAAGGTGTGTTGTTAGATTTAATACAAGAGATGGGAGATTGATATGAATATGGATGACGTTGTTAAAGCGTACATCACCCTGCGTAACCAGAAGGACGCAATAGAGGGTGAAGTTAAAGACAAGGTGAAAGCTATTAAAGAGAAGATGGTAAAGCTAGAAGCCTACATAAAGAAACAAGCTGACGAACAAGGTGTTACATCGTTCAAGACTACTAGTGGTACAGCGTTTGTTACCACTACAGATTTTGCACAGGTAGCAGACTGGGATGCAGTACTAGGATTTATCAAGAAGAACGAAGCATACGACATGCTAGAGAAGCGTGTGAGTAAGAACGCAGTAAGAGGGTACATCGAAGAACATAAAACAGTACCTGATGGTGTGAACTTTGGCACTCGCATAGACATCAATGTTCGTAAGCCAACCGCAAAGGTAGAGTAATGATACCTAGATTATCAACAAAAGGGATGACGTTCTCGTTGCTGTCCGCTGCGGGCGACATCGACACTCTTGCCACAACACGTTTGTCGGTAATTGTTGTAGGTGCTAACCCCGCGCTGTCAAAGAGTTGGTACAAGGGCAGTTATACAAATGACTCTGCTTTACCAGATTGTTATTCCTTGAATGGTTCAACACCAGATAAAGAATGTGCTGACCCTCAATCGGATTTATGTGCAGTGTGTCCTCAGAACGCATGGGGTTCACGCACTACACCAACAGGTCAGCGTGTGAAAGCATGTGCTGACCAGAAAAGACTCGCAGTGGTATTAGACGATGACCCTAAGGGTACAGTCTATCTATTGCAAGTAACCCCTACATCACTGAAGAACTTAAACAGTTATCAGAAGATACTACAGAGTAAGTCTATCTCACCAGAGATCGCAAAGACTAGGGTTAGCCTAGACCAAACTCTTGCCTATCCAAAGTTAGTGTTTGAGTTTGGAGGTTTTGTAGATGAGTCCATACAAGATTACATTGATAGTCTGTGTGGCTCAGAAGAAGTTAAGATTGTAACAGGCGAGTTGTCTGCCTCTGAACGACAACCAAAGTTTAGTGAATATGGTTTCACTAATGAAGAAGGTTTTACGGAAGGAGTTACCAATGAGTAAAACATTTACAACACCAAAAGGCGTAGCATTCTACCCTTACATTTCATCACCTGATACTAAGTTCGATGAGCAAGGACATTACAAAGTCAATCTGTGTATTCCAAAGGAAGAAGCAGAACCAATCATCGAACAGATTAAGGGTGAGTTGGTTGCAGGTATCAAGGCGTTGAAAGAAGCCAAGCCTAACGCCAAGATTAAACAAGCACCACTGCCGTTTGAAGATGAGTTAGATGATGACGATGAACCTACTGGTAACGTAATCATTAAATTCAAATCAAAAGCCGCCTATAAACCTGCTGTCTTTGATAGCAAGGGTACACCTATGATGAACTCTAACATCTATGCAGGTTCTATACTCAAGGTGAATGGGTCTGTTGCTTTCTACAATTCACCTGCCGTTGGTGCAGGAACTACACTGCGACTAAGAGCAGTACAAGTTATTGAATATGTCGAAGGTTCTAGTGGTGCAGGTAAGTTTGGTTTCGGAGAAGAGACTGGGTTTACTATCGAAGATACTGAAGAGGTTGAAGACACCACGCCTGAGGCTGTTGTCGAAGAAAAACCTGCGAAGCCAGCCCAGGCAGCCAAGCCTACACCCAAACCACAACCTGTTGAGCCAGCCCCTGTTAAGGAAGCGAGTTCTGATGCAGATGACTTAGCTAATGAGATAGCTAATCTATTGGATGAGGTGAACACTGATGACTAAACCCTTGGACTTTACCAAGGTTGAGGCGTTAAGGCGACACATGTTGCTGAGTGTACGAGACATAGCTATGGTTCTAGGTGTGTCTCGTATGACCTACTATGGTTGGCTTAAAGGCAAGCCATTGCGTAAATCTAATGACGCTAAAGTTAGGGAGAAACTAAAGCAGTTGCTAGAGATTATGAAGGACGGATGGCCTCAACCAGATGTGATAGCTCTTGAGTCTGTCTCTCGCAGACAAAGACTCCTTGAGTTATTAAGTAATACAAGCTAAGTTAATAAGGGCAGAGGGGTTGATTCCGAACACCTTTCTGCCCCCATATAAAGGACAGTGGAATGGATACGCTAGGATTTTTACAGCGAGTCCTACCGTCTGAAGGCTATTATGTTTCTATAGTTGTCAACCCTGATGGGAGAAAACAGGGATTTTTTCAGACGATAGAAGAACTTGCTACTGCATGTAAACGGTTAGATAAAGCAGGTAACAATACTTATTTTGCCATATCATCTTTCATAGATAAGAGTAACCGCAAGCAAGAGAACGTAAACAAAACTAAGGTCATCGCTATTGACGTTGACTGCGGTGATGGCAAACCCTTTGCCGATTGGCGAGAGGGATTAAAAGCATTACAAGATTACATCGTTAGGATGAAGCTACCCAAGCCTATGGTAATAGGAAGTGGCAACGGACTGCATGTGTATTGGGTGCTTACCAAAGAGTTAGAGCCTGACGATTGGAAACGTATTGCCAGTGGTGTCAAGGCTTCCGCATTAGATAAAGGTTTCAAAGCAGACGCAGGGTTGATAGCTAATAGCTCCCTTGTGTTACGTCCTATAGGTACGCACAACCCCAAGAATGGTAAAGAAGTTAAGCTACTCATAGATGCTGAACCTGTTGAGCCAGAGGTCATCGAAGCGAGGGTTGCTAACTACGTCACTGCAGGGCCCGTGCAGTCAAGACATACATCTGACAACTCGTTGTTAAATAGTCTAGCGGCTAACGTAGAGTTCCCTCCATCAATTAGTTCTTCTATCTACAACAAATGCCAGCAAATTAAATACGCTGTAGACAACCAAGACTCAGTAGCTGAACCAGTATGGTATAACGCTATAGGTATAGCCGCGTTCTGTATTGACCCAGAAGATACTGCTCGGATGTGGAGTGAGAATTACCCTGCATACTCAGAGGTAGCCACCCTGTCCAAGCTACGTCATTGGAAAGATGGTGCCACTGGCCCAACTACATGCGCTAAGTTTGATGTAGACAACCCTGATGGATGTAAAGGTTGTAAGTATAAAGGTAAGATAACTAGCCCCATACGCCTTGGCATAAGCTACAAAGAGGTACAGCTACAAGAGACCCTTGATAAAAAAGCTAGCCAAGTACAGCTACCCAAGCCATTCAAAAGAACTAACGATGGCATTAAGATAACGCTAGACGATACAGATATAGATGTTTGTAAGTTTGATATATACCCTGTCTCTTATGGAAAGGACGAAACACTAGGCTACGAAACAGTACGTTACCATTGGAAGAGACCCCACGTTGGATGGCAGGAGCTTGTATTAAGACAAGCATACCTTACTGAAGGACACCGTGAGTTTGCTACCGCAATAGCAGACCAAGGTATAGTCCTTTACAACAAGAAACAAACGGAGTTTTTTCAGCTGATGTTAAGAACATATATGGATGAACTGAGGCACATAAGGTCGATGTCAAACCTATATGCTTCAATGGGATGGAAAGAAAACAACACACAATTTGTTCTGGGTAACACGTTGTTCCGCAGCTCGGGCGGCGAAGTAACAAAAGAAACAATATCTTTAGCCTCGGCATCAAACAAGACTAGCCAAGACTTGTATGGAACCAAAGGTACAGTAGCTAACTGGGTAGAGTTGACAAACCTACTAGAGAAAGCAGGTATGCCTTGGCATATGTTTGTGCTAGGCGTAGGATTCTCTGCACCCTTGTACAACTTCACAGGACTCAAGGGTTTAACTATATCTTTATACGGCCCTACTGGAGGTGGTAAAACACTAGCACAGTTCTGGGCGCAGTCTATATATGGTGATCCAGTGAAGCTACACTTTACAGCTAAGTACACACAGAACTCTTTGTTCAGTAGGTTAGGTCTTTATGGACACCTACCGCTAACAGTGGACGAAGTTACCATGATGCAAGACAAAGAGGTTGGTGATTTTTGTTACTGGGTATCACAGGGCAGAGACAAAGCTAGACTCAACCGTAACGCAGAAGAGCGTGATGCTAAGACATGGGCTACACCTGTTATAGTATCCACCAACAAGTCTTTGCAAAGCAAACTGATTGCCAGCGGATTAGAAACAGACGCACAGATGGCTCGGTTATTAGAGATAAACATACCGAAGCACAATATATTTACGAAAGATTCAAGTACTGGGCGTAAGATATATGGCTTAATCAATTCAAACTACGGAGAGGTTGGTCAAGTATATGTCAACAAGTTGATGGAGCTAGGCCCTGATGTTATCCAGGGGATGATAGAACAGGCAACAAATGATTTCCAAAGCAAGTACAAGTCCAAGTTTACTGGTGAGGAAAGATATTGGGAGCAAGCTATTATACTAGCTGACCTTGGGTTGAAGCTAGCAAACGACTGGAACTTGATTAAGTTTGATTACACAGTAGCTACTGAGTGGGTACTATCACAGCTAGGAGCAATCCGTAGAACAGTACAAGATAACAGAGTTGATTCGTTTGACTTGATTGCAGAATACCTAAACGACTCTGCAAGCGCTGCTGTCACGGTGATGCACACATCTACCAACAAACCTACAGTTGACTTGTCTCGTATGCCACGCGCTGACATAAGGGTTCGATTCGACATATACCGTAACTCTGAAGTAGAGGATTTTGATAGAGGAACGATTATGATTGACCGCACTCACTTCCGCAAGTGGTTGTCTGTTCGAGGAGCTGACTACAAATCATTCACACAGGAACTTGCTGAGGAAAGTGTGATAGCTACACCTAAGTCCCAGAAAGCATACTTGGGTAAGGACACCCCAGTTAAACTAGGACAGTCATATGTGATAGGTGTGAACCTCAACCACCCAAGGTTGATGGGTATACTAGACGCTGTTGAATCAGAAGTAGAAGACCTAACTCAAGGTAAGTTTAAGCTAGTATAATTACTTTATGTTCACCCCATAAAGGTTAGATACAATATCGGTGACAGTATCCCTAGTAGTCTTAGGTGTAGTCTTTAGGAATCTGTCACCTGCTCCTTCTTGAGCAGACTTAACAGCCCTCTTAACTTTACCCTTGAAGTCATCAATATAGAACGCAGACCTGCCTTTACGGTGTACTTTGTTATGCTCTCTAACAGCACGTTCTATGTCTCTCATAGACCTTCTGTCTTTGAGTAAAGACGCCCTTACATACTGTTCTCTATAGCTAGCAACAATAGCCTTCTGGTTATCCACAAGACGTTTGGTAATCCTGACAGCATCGTTAGATCTTGTAGCTTCAGCAGGATAGAACCCTAACAACCTTGACACCAGAGTACCAACCCCAACATCCCTAACTACTGTGTAGCCACGCGAATTAACTACAGAACCTGATTGTAAATATACTGCTGTGTCTGTGATGTTTCGTAAACCTGCAATAGGGCTAGTCTGTCCAATGCGTAACAACTCACCGCCAGTATCAGCTTTGAATGGTGCTCTAGCTAGATCAGTAGCCATAACAGCACCACCTGCCATCGCGCTATAAATAGGGCCAGCAAAATTCTTTAGCTCTTGGGGGATGCTCGCTCCATCTAAAAATACTCCAGTCATAGGTAGCAAATCACCTAGAGACAACCTGCTGGATACAGTAGCACCACCCATAAACTGATCAAGGAGACCTCTATTCATCACCTGAGCAGCTAGGTCACTACCTGTTACATCCGATACAAATTGACCAAGGGCTAGCTCAGCGGGGGGTACTTTTAAATTAAACATCTGAGCTAATGTATCAATTAAATCCAGTAGGTCTTCCCCAAACGGCAAACCTTTTAGGCCCGCTACTGCCATTAATGCCCCTAAGTAGTAGGCTCTACCAGATGGAGGTAGCATACGCACCAACTGAGTAGCAATAACGGTAAACTGTTTATACATATAGATGTACTGCATCCAGTTACCTCTGGCAATCTTGGGTCTATTGTACATGGCGTAATCGCCTTGAGATTTATTAACAACCTCAACAGCTTTTTCTTCCGCACCAAACAAATCTGGTTGGTCAATTTGACTTACCATATCCTCAGACTGCTGAGAATCAAACTGAAAATCAGAATCAGTGAGTGATGGATTCGCCGCCATCCTACGTCTTTTATCTAATCTATACGCAGCTAATGCAGTAATACGTCTGTTCATCTGCTCTGTGTAAGCAAATGGCACCATGTATTTTCTGGTTATCCCTGTCCAGTTTGCACTGTTGAAGAAGTTACCACGCGCACTTCCTGCAAGTGAGTTAACTAGCGCAGCGTCAAGGATACCACGAGATGTTTGTCGTTCTAAGAACTGTGCTTCGTCCAGGGTCAAACCAAACGATTTATATTTTCCGTCTGCTAATACGTTTGCTTTAATCCACGCTGGGTCAGCCCACTTTATATTCTTAAGATTAATCCCAGCTTTCGTAAGCTCTACAGTAGATGCCCCGAAACCAAACCCACCACCTGTTCCTGTCTTGTGGTTATACGTAGCCATATAAGGCATAGCCATAAGAGGTATAGATGTTAGGTTGATAAGACCTGCGGCTATACTACCACCCAACTGCATCGCCACAGCTATAGCTTTCATAACTGAAAGCGGGCCTTTAGATAGCGCATCCTCAGCTGATATTGTTATGTCATTAGATTGTGCGTAAAACTCTAGTACTTGTGCAGAAGTATTTCTGTTTCTTTCACCCTTACCACCAGTGGGAGTTATTGTCTGCTGCTCACCTTTAGAGTTTGTAAACGTAAAAGGTTTTGCGTTAATCTCACCAGACTCAACAAACATATGAGCAAGCATCTCAAATTTTTCTTGCTTTATTCTGGCGGCTTCTTTGTTACCTGTCTTTCTAGCGGCATCATACTCTTTGTACGCAGCTACCATTGTGTCTCTGCTACCGTTCCAGTTTTCTTCATCGGCCATAATCATGTCAATGTCAGACCGATGCTCGTTCTTTGCAGCTATAGCCGCTTGGCTTTCAAGATGCTCGGCTACAGAT